TTCTCCAAGAATGGTTCTTCTGGGTCTGGATAAGCGATTGTGCCCACTGCGGAAGCTCCCCAGGCCCCGGCCCCATGATTGCCCGAGAGCTGAGAATCTATCTCAGAAACAGTTGGAGCAGTAGCATTCGATAGGGCTTCTCCTGCGCTACCTGTTGCTGTGTGGCCGCTCGTGGCCTCGTCCCATACCTGATCAGCTATTTGGTCAATGGTTGGCGGAGTTGTGTAGCCTGATGTTGCGAGCCGAGATGAGGTAAGCGCATCCAGGAAATCAAGCAATGCCGCTCTCCCGCTGGTCCAAACTGATGTGCTGAGTGCTGTAGATGCCGGAGCCCTGGTGGTTACTGCAGCATCCAGATTCGCAAGCTTTGTGCTGTTTGAATCCATCTCCTGCCTGTTCTGGACTACCGTAGGAGGTGCTGTGTAACTTGCAGATGCAAGCCGGGTGCTTATCGCTGCATCGAGATAGTCCTTGATCAGCTTGCCTATGCTTCCGCTGGTTGTGATCCCTGATGTGAGCTTATCCCATATTGCAGAAACAATTACTGCAACCCCTGTTGATGATGGCGAGTCTGCAATGTCCATCTTCGAGCCCACGGCTGCCGGGCTTGCCGGTAGATTTACGGTCTTTGCCTGGATTGCATCGACAACCGTATCTACCGTCGCAATTGGTGCATTTACGTTGTCGTAAATTATCTTTCCCAGGCTGTTTGCTACTGTGTGACCGGTGCTGATTACCTCGTCGCATATAGCATCTGCAATTGCAGCACCTGTAGGCGGTGCTCCAAATGCCAGGATATCTGTAATCGCTTTTCCAACAGATCCAGCCCCAACATGACCACTCAAGATTTCGTCCCAAGCTGCATCTATCGCGGCTGCTGTCAATGCCATCGCATCTCCGGCTTTGGCTGGAGCATACGCCGCCTGTGTTGCCCCTAAGGTGACGACTGGCGAGCCATTGACTGCTTCGAGAACGGCATGACCGTTCCAGTTAAGAGCGTTGCAGTCTATCTTATTTGCTACCGTGAAGGCCATTTTGTCAGTTTGTACCTTGATGGCTGCTGAATCAACTTTTACTGCAGCCACGTCAGCCGCATGGGAGGCCCCGGCCGGCGCTCCAAGTCTCGCAAAGCTATCTCCGGTCAGATAATCTTTCAAGAGCTTGCCTACACTGCCCGTTGTAGAGATCGCTGTCATCAACTGGTCCCAAATGGAATTGACAGCAGCAGAGGAGAGGGAGAATCCAGTCTTGTCTCCTACAAGGACGCTTGCGCCCAGGTCCCGACCTGTTTGAGTCGTTCCTCCAATCTTGGTAGCGTTAACTGCCTGGTCTGCTACCAGGGTTACACCTGCGGTTACTGAAGCTACCGCCCCGCCTGCAAACGTGGATCTTGAAGAGATTGCTGCATCTAAATAGTCCTTGATCAGCTTGCCAATTGTTGAGGCCGTTGAAACCTGGGCCAAAGCCTGATGCCATACTGATAAGATTGCTGCGGTACTCAATGCCAAAACGTTAACATCTGGTGTCCCGGCTGTCCCAGGTGTCGCCCAGGCAGTACCAAGTAGCTGTACTGCATCTATCTCTAAATTATCAGTCCCTAGAACTATTGAGTCATACACCTTTTGAGGCAGAATCATAACCTCATGGAATACTGGGCAATGATTATTGGCATCAGTGAGAGATAATATGCCTCTCCCTAGATGGTTTGTGTCGGCTGCAGCTAGTTCCAGGTCGTATAATCCTGCATCGTCTCCTGAAACATGCACCATATCATTGCTGCCCCCTGATGCCGTTGGAGCTGTATCGAGAACTAGCGTAGGTACATTGCCCTCATCGATCACTAAAGTCAATTTCTCATTTGTGACAGTAAGAGCTATTTCGGGAGTTATCCCATCCGTTTTATCATAAAATGGACCCACGGATAATCTTGTTGCCGTATTGAATCTCAATAACCTCATCAGGCCCTCCTAAATCTGTATTGATTCATAAGGAGTGGGATAATGCTTGCTGATCCCGTATCTGCTTCCTCGCTGTTTGGTGTCGCCCATTCTGGTTCTGGGTATGCATACGCCCTAACCCAATATTGATCAATATAACCGACTCCTCCTGAATTGGAATCGGATAAACAAAGTACTGTATCTAGAAAATCCGTCGTGCCGACTGTTGTTCCTCCGGCGTTTTTTAATGTAGCTGATCCTTTCGAATTTCCGTTAATCCACCAGCGGAATAGTTGATTTACATTATCAATTGCTGTATCTGCGTCGTACCATGTACTTGTGCTGTATGTGGTTGCTGTGGGAAGATCTATATATGATGCTCCACCAATATAATATCTCAGATAATTTCCATAAAATACAAGAGCGTAAATATACCCTGCGGTGGGTGTATGTAGATATGCAGCAAAAAATGCCCACGCTACTGTATCTGCCCGAATTTTTTGATGGATTAATACAGACTTGCCAGGAGATATTGTTTTCGATAAAGCTCGTCCTGTCGAGTATTCTCCCTTTGCTGCATATGACCCTTCTGCCTTTACGCTACTCTGTGCGGACCACCCCGCCTGGGCTGAAGTCCATCTATTTAAATTGCCGTTCTCAAAATCGTCAAAGAAGATAAACGTATTATCTCCGTTGCTCCCATCTGAATCACTAGACTTTCCATAGTAGATATAAAAATCAGTATCTCCACTTGAGCCTATCGAGTCCAGCTCGATCCACCAGGTTCCATCTGAGGCATCGTATTCTTCTCTGTAATGATCCAATGGAGTAGTACCATCCGATTTAGTGAAGCGGATATCATTTGGCCAGTTTAATGCATGGTTGTTTAGGTAAATCGTCCCGGCTGAATTGCTGCCTGAGCCTTTAATTACTGCCATTTTTTTGGCATAATCGGTCTGCGCTCCTGCCGCGGTTGCCGTGCAGGGTATTTTCGCCCGATATGCATATCCAGATAGCCAGCCCATAGATTTAGATCCTCATTATTATTCAAAAAAAGAATTGATACTGAGATCCTATTTAGCTCCGTTTGGCCAGTCCCGGCCAGATCATTTAGCTCCGTTTGGCCAGTCCCGGCCAGATCATTTAGCTCCGTTTGGCCAGTCCCGGCCAGATCATTTAGCTCCGTTTGGCCAGTCCCGGCCAGATCATTTAGCTCCGTTTGGCCAGTCCCGGCCAGAGGGACTCCGGGGCCGTGGGGCGGAGCCCCTCGATTGATGAGTGGCTCTCCTGGCCTACTGCCCATGTAGGTTTCTGCCCTGAGGCCCCCAGGCCTCATGGAACTAGTGGGATCTCCGCAGAGATCGCACCGGCCAGTCCCGGCCAGAGGGACTCTCAGCTATGCACGTATGCCTCCACGGTACCGGCTATTGTTGCTCCGGCCAGGTCTATCCAGAATTTGCCATCTGCCTGCTTGAATCGGGCATTTTCGATCGGCCCAATTACGATCTCAGCAGCACCGGCAGCACAGGTATAGACCAGATCACCAATTCCTGCCCTCAGTGCAGGTGGATTCACACCTGCCTTCAACGTGATCGTGTCTGCCGCCGTGGCAGCAGAGAGATGGAAAAGCAAAATGAGCTTATTTCCATCTACAGGACCATAGGAATGGCCATTTGTCTTGTCTAAAGTGGTAGGAGTTACACGAGCAGCAAAAGCGCCCGCCATGCTCTGCCCAGTTATTGCAGTTCTAGCCATTTATTTTCACCTCCTCTATTTAGCTCGAATTGGCGGTCAGCACACCCAGATTGTCCGGATACGCCACTTTTGCACCATAGACATGGCGGCCACGTACGATATCAGCCCATCTCTTTTGATGTCTCATGGACTCTATACCTGCGATGCTATCTGCGAAGGTTATGGCATCGCTGTTTCCGAACAGGATTCTATATTTTGTTGAGCTGGTGTTTGGTACGTTGTTGCTCTCCAGGATGTCAAAGCCCGCAATGTGCGCCACCCTGCCAGTCAGATGGGCTTGATCAGATTGCCCTGGGGCTGAAGCTCCTTCCCTATGATAGTCCTTGACTATGAGACCACTGAACCAGGGAGGCACAATCATGAACCTTCCATCGGTTGGAACATTGTTGTTGGAGAGAAGCACGCTGCAATCCTCAATTAGATTGAAGACGTTCGATGCATCTCCAGCAGTGGTGTTAGGGGTCTTGGGGGATGCAGTGGACCCAACCAGATTTGCACTTGCAGCTTCTATGTAAAGAGCTGCAATATACTGATCTGTGGCATCCTTGATGCGGTAGGCAGCGCGCCTCATATATGGGCTGAGAATGTCGCCACCGGCCTGTTTCCTCTGTTTGTCGTAGACGAGGAACCGGAAGGTCTTGTCCTGGCTAATGGTGAGGATTGTGTCTGCATCGAGCATCTCATCTCCTTCAGCCTGGTCGGTTCCATCTGCCGTATCTACGACTGTTACATCACCCACGCCTACTATGTGTACGGTGTCTCCTCTGCTTCCAAATTCGCCTTCGTAATTCCTATTGATCACGCCCGGCTGAGCGTAAATCATTGTTTTCTGGGCGGCCTCCATAACGATGCTCGCCCAAAATTCCGCGATAAAGTTGTCTATCATCTATCAGTCCTCTGTAATTCTATTCTCACGCATTGCCGCAAAGATCTCATCCTTATTTTTGATATGATCCTCACGGCTCATGTTCTTGATTTCGGAACGCTTCCAGGTTTTCTTTCCAGGAGTGCCAGGCACGCCAGGATTGCCCGCGCCCTGGGCCGCGGTTGGTGGTGTTGCTGCTGGAATCAGGCCGTCTGCTTTCATCTCGGCGATATCAGCCTTGATCTCCTCAGGTGTCTTCCCCGAGACTCGTTTCATGAGCTTGGGGACCATGTCACTCGGGACCCCTGCTTCTAGGAGAGCTTCCATTTTGGTTAGTTGCAATTTGGTGCCCTCCAGCTCGCTCTTGACGTTGTCTCGTTCACCTGTGAGCTTCTCCAGTTCGCTCTTGGCGTCGTCGTCTGCCTTCTTCTTGGCAGCTATGGCGGCCTTGGCATCCTTGAGGGGCATGCCGAATTCTTTTATCAGGGCTTCCTCTCTGGTTGCCCGGTCCCTTGCCAGGCTAGATTCTACTATCTGGTCAATCTCGGCCTGTGTAAGTGTCCTGCCCGGATTTGCTGCCGGTGGTTGCCCGCCTGCTGGTGTATTTGCGGTAGGTGTGCCCGCTGCTGCCGCTGCTATCTGCTCGGCTGTAAGTCCTTGTCCTGCCATAGAAATTCTCCCAGGATTTGAGGCTCCTGTGACCTACTTAAACCAAAAACGATAATTGACCATTCCAATTCCCCAGCCTGCTAAAAGGCCAGTAAAACCGACAATGAGCAATTCCGTTAATTCTGTCATGAAAATATCACCCGCCGATCTAGTCCGGCGTGAACTTATTGTGATGATTATTATTCTGCAGTTTACCTGTGTTTCGTTTCTAGTAGCAGGCAGCCGTATCTTTGGACGCGAGGACCAATGTCGATCCATGAAATGCACCTGGATTTAGTGCAGGGTTGCCCATTATAAGGACAATTTTTGCTATAATCGAACATCTCTAACCCCCAAGTGATGGCAGCTTGATCACAGGCGCTGCCGGCGCGGCCTGCTGCCGTGCCTGCTCTGCGCCCTTGATCCGGGCTATCTCTTTCTGCAGAGCGCTCTCTGGATCGTCGCTCATCTCCAGGCCCTGAGTCAACGCTACGTAAGTCTCCAGGCTCATGCCCTTGGCGGCGAAAGCCATGGTGGCCCAGTTGGCCGTCTGGAGTGAATCTCTTGGAAGGCCATCCGAGATGATGACAGATACCTCTTCAGGCTCGATTGCCTGCTCGCTCTTCCCGAGAGCTACTGTGAGTTTGCTGTGGAGACTGTGAACCTTTGGGATAGCCTTCTTCAGGCTGGTGGCGAACTTGCGCACTCTGGAGGTTGTCGGGATCAGCCGGAATGCCAGAGCCGTACCGCTCTCTGCCTTGCCCAGCTCGTCTTGCTTGACGAGATCCATCATGTAGAGGAGCTGGTCCATCTTGTCTTTGATGGCGTTCTCAACTGCCCCTAGCTCTGCCTGCCAGGTGAGGTACTCGGCCCGCAGAGAGCCGGGCTCCAGGAGAATTGGCTCATCAAGATGGATCTCCCAGACAAGCTTTGCATGATTGAAATGATTGAAAGCTGATTCCGGAGCCTGGAAAACGGGCCGGGAGAACTTCGCCAGGACCTCCTCGCGCCTGGCAAAGGCCAGCTCCAGGGCCTCGATCAAAGAGCAGACCGAAGGCGTATAATCCGAGCGCCCATAGCGCCTCTCGCTGGAGAGAGCATTGTCCACCCGGACTATGAGAATTTCATCCAGCAGAGGTTTCCCGCTTGCGTCCTTTCCGAATGGATACTGCATGCCCTTGTCGTCGACCTGCAGGCCGGCATAGGCCGGGAAGCTGGCAAGGTTTTGCTTCTCTCCGAGCTTGCCGCTATTGATTTCGTAGAGAAGATGCTGAATGAAGCCTTTCCCGTGGATGGTGAGCTTCACAAACTCTTGCTTTTCAACTGTGAATTGTGAAAAGAATACGTATGCTGTGACCTTGCGGATATTTCCGAGGGCGTGGACCATATAGAAAGTCTCAGGATTTTGAGCTATTATGCCATCCTGAGTAATTTCGTATGCTCCATGGCCATATCGAGATGTATCTATCAGCACCTCTTCATCAGGTCGCTCCTCGATCACATTTACGTCATTTATTTCCACATCCGGAGAATCTCCTATGCATAGATTAACGTAGGTGGTTGTGGCCTTCTCGCCCCAGCCGAGGATAATGGCTACCTTCTTGTCGTCGTCTTCTTTGTCCCGGAGGTAGGCGGCGTATTTGCTGAAGACCTCATGCTGATTGTTGTAGATGCACCGATTGAAGGCGTGCTCCTTCAGCCTCTCGGCCTCGTCCTTATCTTCCGGTGGCCAGGGCTTGCCTGTGGCTATGAAGTCTAGATCAGTTAGCATCAGATACTTCCTTAATTTTTCCGTATTCTGCGATGGCTTTTGCGCGGTTGGCTAAGACTTTCTGATAACACTCCTGGCAGGCTTCCAGGCCAGAGAGGTTATCCTGGCCTGGCTCGGCCTGGCCGATGTAGGGCCGAAATTCGAGCTTTGCGATGGGGACTGGCTTCTGCTTGAGCCTAGTGATGTCAGTGCCACAAAGAACGCAAATCACAGTCTACCGCCCCTTAGAATCTCCTCGCCGTACCAGACGGCCTGCGCCAGGCTCATGAGCATATCGTCATTTTCTCCTTCCTCCGCCTCAAATTTTGTATTCCCCTGAGCGCTTAATTCTGCCCTGAATCCAAGCATCTCTTTTTCCAGCAAAGGAAGAATCGGCATTGCAGGATTGATGTGCAGCTTCCCAGCGTCGAAGGCTCCCAGGAACTTGCCGATCAAACGAGGCTTTCCGACATGAATTCTATTTCCCTGGCGGGTTGCGCTGTTTCCTGCCGTGATCGTGATTTCCTTCACCGGCAGCCCTTTTGCCTTCAGGATGTCTGCCACTGCTGCCCCTACCCCTGTTGCGTCCAAGATGAACGTAGGCGGCTGTTTTGTCCAGAATTTCTGATTTTTGTAAACCGCCACTGCCCAGGATGCAATTGAGGGATCTTTTGGATGGTCATAAGGTAGCTTCTGCTTTCTGTTTAAGGCCACAAGATCGTATTCGAAGCGTTTCTTTTCTTTGACATAATGCATATCAAGGACTGATATGGCGCTCCAATCCCTGAGCTTCGCAGGGTCGAGTGAGATAATGTAGTTCATATTTCGACCATTGCTACGTCATTTGAAAGTGCATTCATGATTGATGTACTCGTGATGATCTGACTTTCCTCATCCACAAACTTGTTGAAATATTCCTGTAGATACCA